CGGCGACGGGTTTCCGTTGTATGAGTTTTTGGACAGGGAGACGTATTTAAGACTGATGATGACCAAATTTTAAGGGGGAATGTGAGTAATGAGCAAGTACATCGCAGTAATGGTCGGGATAGTGTTGTTCGGGAGCATAGGGATATTCGCCTGCATGCTCAGTTCCAGAATATCGAGGCAGGAGGAAGAACATACCCTCATGATTACGAAGATAAAGAGGCGCAAGCAGTGGGCGGTGGTGGATGCTATCGATCCGACCAGGGCTCTGGCATGGATACCGGAAGAGGTGGATCCGTGGGAGATAGCCAGGGCCTGCGACATATCCATCGTGAACCCACTGGGGAGTGTACGTAAGTGTTAGGCCTCAAGGAATACCCCGGAGGATGGGGGATGGGGCAGGTCCCCACCCGGAAGGTGAAGAGGCTGGAGTCCCTCAACGAGACACAGCTGTCGAACAGGCTCCACGATGCGAAGGAATGGGCGGATAACCTGGAGCCCGGGGACAGGTACGAGAGGCACGAGTACATCAACAACAAGCAGCGTGTGGATTACGACCTGACCTTCGTGTGCCGTATCAACGGCAAGACGACGATGTGGATGTTCAAGGACCAATGGGGGGTCAATAAGTGTTTCACCCTGCATCAGCTCGCGGATCTTCTGGACGGGAGGAGGTAACATGGAATGTATCATGTTCTTTATCGGCGTGTATCTGGTATTCCTCGGGATTGAAGCCATGATCCCGGTAGGAGGACTTTACCCGACAGGAATGTTGTTTAGGCCGGCAATAATATCACTCGGAGCATTAATCCTATGGAGGTGTTTATCGTGACCGATCAGATCGTGCGTTATCAGGACAGTAAGGGACGTTACCAGGGAGGTCATTTCGTGGCCACCATCAAGCCGGGGCAGGATGTGAGGGACATCATCGGTTACCCCGAGGACGAGGACAAGAACGATCTCCCCTTCGGCGGAAGGTTCATCACAAGGGAGACCAGGGTGCTCATGGTGGTCAACATAGGCGGGTCCGTCATGTACAAGACCAAGCCCCTGAGCAAGGTGTGGTGGTAAGGCCATGGGAACTCGCCAGAGACCGAAGAAATGGAAGGCCGACGGCATAGACTTCGACAGCAAGGAGGAGATGGAGTTCTACCACTGGCTGTGCGAGGCGAAGGAGCACGGGCTGGTGGAGACATTCAGCTATCATCCCTACTCCTTCAAGCTCTACGACGGACTGAAGTATACCCAGGTCATCCAGTTGAAGACCAAGACGAAGACGAGGGAACGCACGCTCCTCAAGCCTCACGTCTACACACCTGACTACGTGGTGATACCGGTCAAGGGCAGTCTCCTCGACGGCAACAACATATTCCGGAGGGTGGATGAGGAGCATCCTTTCATCATCGAGGTGAAGGGCATGTATCTCCAGAACGAGCGGTTCCCCCTGAACCAGAAGTGGGTACATCAGATCCACGGAATATACGTGGACAAGGTTGTTCCGCAGAAGCTCTTTCTGAAGACGTGGGTTCCTGCCAAGTGTCTCATCACTCCCCACACCGGCAAGCCCTGTGCGACCTGGCATCTGACCTACGGCAGACGAGCGGTGAACCAGAGGAAAGAGGGAGTCCGGACGATAGGGGAGTTTTTGGGATGTCAAAGCTGAAGATGCTTGACCTGTTCTCGGGGATCGGCGGTATATCCCTTGGAGCAGAAATGACGGGCAAAATTGAGACGGTGGGGTTATGCGAGATTGAACCCTATCCGGTGGAAGTATTGAAAAAGAGGTGGTCAGATGTACCGATATTCGGAGATGTCAGAACTCTTAACGCAGATACGCTTAGAGAACGAGGAATCACCAGGCCAGACATTATTGCTGGTGGATTCCCCTGCCAACCCTTCTCAGTCGCAGGGAAACGACGAGGCAAAGAGGACGAACGGTTCCTCTGGGGAGAGTTTGCCCGCCTCGTTCACGAACTTAGACCGACTTGGGTTATTGGTGAAAATGTTCCTGGAATCATCAATATCGCAGCAGACGACGTACTCAGTGACCTGGAGGCCGAAGGCTACTCCGCAACAGCGTTTATGTTTCCAGCTAGTGCTGTCGGAGCGCCCCACAAACGGGAAAGGTGCTTCTTTGTGGCGAACTCCGGACGCGAACTGCTCCCGTGGCCCGTCTTCGGAGGAGCGGATGGAATGGAAGCTGGAGAACAAGATGCCCATTTTGCTAAACGACTAGGTGAAGCACGGGGTATGAACTGGGCGACTCCCAACACGATGGACTACATGCCTTTGCGGAGCCAGGAAGCACTTGAGAGGCAGTTCAACACAACTCGAAAAGGTCGGACTAAACCAGCCAACTTGAGGGAACAGGTTCATCCCGAATGTTTCCCCGGAGGTATGAACTGGCCTACGCCAACGGCGGCAGACACTTTTACGGGTAATCTCAAGAGTAGTCAGCAAAAACCTGGGAGTATGCACTCAGTAAATCTCAGTCAGGCAATACATATGAACTGGCCTACGCCAAGTGCGAGGGATTATAAAGGGGCAAGGTGCCAGGAGACATTTGACCAGACAGGCAGAAACGAACTAACCAACAGCCTGCCCGATGCTATTAGATCACAGGCAAAAGGCCAACTCAACCCCGACTGGGTGGAAACACTCATGGGCTTTGACATCGGCTGGACGGACATCGATCGCGATGAGCCTACGCCGTGGCCTGGGTGGCCCGCTCCGCTGGGGGTAGGAAAAACAACGCCACCGAGTATAGGGAAAACACGGGGATATTCACTGGGACAGATTATGCACGAAACAAACGATTTAGGCCAATACCCCTACGAACCGCTGAGGACTACGACGGTCAGCAGGAATAGGGCGAAGCGGTTGAAAGCCCTTGGAAATGCCGTAGCGCCACAGCAGATATATCCGATATTCTGGGCGATTGCGGAGCTTGAAAATGCCTGAAGTCCTGACGAAGCTGAGGCCCTACGACATAGTCTACATGGAGGGGTATCTCTCGGATCTTCCGGCCATGTACCGGGACATCTGCGAGCATGAGGAGTATATCATGGGCCTTTGCTTTCCGCCCAGTATACCCCAGAACACGCCCGTACAGGGTGGGAAGGGGAGCAATATCTGTGAGTTCTACCTGGCCGAGCAGATAAGGGACAAGTCCTACCAGTTCAAGGTGAACCGTTACAACGGGACTCTCAAGGGCATCTGGGACCTGTGCGAGCAGGATCCAGGGTTCGGTCAGTTCCTTCATCTCCGCTACCTCAGTCCGATGAAGCGCTCGGTGGAGGAGGTCATGGTGATGCTGGGCATAAGAAGCAAGAGCAAGTATTACGAGCTGCGGGACTTCATTCTGCAGAGGATGTACCCGTACATATTCGGCGAGGAGGTCGATGAATAGATGGCAGGATACAAGCAGCACATGGCCAGTCTGAAGGCCAAGATGGGAGTCAGCGCGACGAAGGACGAGGCATGGGCATACTGTACGATCAAGAAGCTCATGGACATGGCATGTGACAAGGCTCCCGAGCCTGTGGGCATACTGAACGAGCAGAGCATAGTCCAGTTGATAGACGAGGGCGTGAAGAGGGGAATAGAGCCTCTCCTCGACGGCAAGTGGAAGGTGACGTACCGGAACGCAATCGACCTTAACACCGAGATAAAGAGGCTTCAAGAGTTCGGGAAAGAGAAACAGTCTGAAGTCGTGCGGTGCAAAATGGAAATAGAGCGCTTGACCAAGGATTTAATGTACCAACAGCAGACAGTCTCTCCAGAAGAGGCAAGGCTACAAGGTAGGGTCAAGGCTCTTGAGAAGGAGAACGAAGTCTACGCCTCTCAGAACGGCAAAATGCTCAAGGAGAAACGGGAGCATCTGAACAGAATTCACGGCCTCACGGCTCACAACAAGGGGTTGAGAAAAAAGGTCAAGGAACTGGAAGACCAGCTCGAGGCGGTGATGGTGCGGGATGGCGCACGCCTCTGAACGGTTCAACAGCGCGGGCATCCTGTTCTATGACATCGACGGCAGACCTGTGAGGGTATACAGCAATAAACTTGTCTCTGTCGATGTGGCATCCGATGAACACAAGGTTGACCTCATGATCAAGGTAGTCACGCCCGTAGATTTAGAAGGCTGACGGTTACGCCCGTAAGTTTAACCGGCTGGCAGAAAAGGGGTCTGGGGATACCGTCGCATTTCTTCTCAGGCATCGCTGGCTGGCTCCTGTGATAGTTCGACGGTCAAAAAGGTATATTGACATGCCTAAAATAACTTAGGGGTGTTACAGGGCAAATAAAGGGCAACAAAAAGGCCCCGGCTTTTATACCGGGGCTTAACTTTTACTCTGGGCTGCTATTCGTGTAATTCTATAAATGTTCTAAACTCCCTCGCTTCCTCTCTATCCTCGAAGGGTCCCCATGTTTCATTGTAAACTTCAGATACCAGGAAGTACCCTGTTTTTCTCCTGCTGATCTTTAACCTAAACTCGCTCATCTGCTGCGCTCCATTCTCTCTACTTCGTGGGATAACATGTTCAGCATGGGAGTAAGGATCTTTTGTGGTACTGCTGCATGTCCTGGAGCTGGGAATATTTCAAGGTTCCGGCGGTTCGTTCTTATGATCGCTTCGTGTTTTTTACATACTGCGCTGACTGCGTAAGGATTTCTTTTAATCTCGATTATCATGACTTCATCTCCCTAAATAATATAAAATTCCTGCTATGATCGTAGAAATAACGTAAAGAGGTCCTTTCCCTCGTATGATGTCTCCGGTTGTCTGTCTTCCTGTCTTCCTCGTTGTTTCCAGTGCAAAGAGTAAGAACGCTGTGGCGATAATATAAACTATTGGCATCAGCTCCCTTTTATAATTCCCGGTCTTCGTCGGTTTCAAGCCTGGTTCCCACGTCAAGGGGCCGGGTATTCAACCAGGTGCCGGGCTAGGCCCGGCGGTGGTGCTAGTTCTGGTTTTCTATGAACCTCTGCATGGTTTCCCATGCGGAGTCGTATGCAGCGTCGGTCTCTTCTTCGGTCTCAAACGCTGGGAACGCTGGATCGTTTGCGTTCGCTAGCATCTGACTAAAGGCGTTCCAGTCTCTGGGAAGGCCTTCGACAGAAGCATCGAACAGCATTTCATCCATCCAGGTAGAGCCCGTAAATTTTGCGTTTTCGATCTTTGTCATTCTCTGTAGTTCTATCCCGTCGAAAAATTCCAGCGTTTCTCCTTTCCACTCAACGAACCATTCATAATCTTTTTGGAATACCCTGTACCCCAAATCAAATTGATTGCTGGCCTGGTTCATCCGGGTTTTAGTGGTGGCTGTCTGCCATTTCCCACTGTCAAGAATGATCCTTTCCTGGTTCCACTTGACTACGCACGTTGAGTGATAAACAACCTTTGTATAACCTTCTTCCGAGATTATCGCCGTCGCTCTTTCGGATACTTTTCCCATTTGTGCCATTTTTATATTCTCCCCTCCCTAAAAATCTTGAATTATGAAGCCGTCATCAAGATCAGAACCGAGCATGATAACTGTGGTGTGATATTCAATGTCTTCTACGCTTTCATATTCTTCGCCATAGTCTTCTTGGAACTCTTCCAGGTCCTCATATTCGGTAAACTCGCAGCAAAGAGCGATAACATCAAGTTCTATTTCTTCACCTGTAGAATCCTCGTATTCTGTTATGTAGTCGAAAAGGGCCCTTAAACCTTCATAGCTGAAATTATCTTCCCTGTTCATGTCTCTGAATGCCTCGCTAAACTCACAGAATCCAATAACCTTTTTCATAATATTATTTCCTCCCTTTTGTCTTCAGAATATCCGCACCAGTAACAGTATTCTTTGTACTCGTGGTGGCATATCGGACAAGTTTTGACCTGCTCGCGCCTTGCCTGTTCCAGGATCCTGTTGAATGTCTGTTTGGTTATCATTATGAATAATCCTCCCCGGTCATTCTCCTGATGTCTGCTGCAAAAATATCTTCCAAATATTCGCGTAGCCCATATTTATAATTAATGCACTGGGATTTTCTTCCTATGAAGTGAAGTCTGAACTGTTCCGGGTCCTTTTTGGGAATAACAAGGGTAAAGTCTGCGAAGCTGTCATAATATCCATGTTCATGGATCGGGTAATAAGTGTTTTCACATTTCCAGTACCCTGATTTTTCCCATATTATCCAGCTGCCATTAATTCCGCTTCCCTGGGATAACTCGCGGCTGAGTTTCGTTTCTGTGAGCCTGATGGTGTTAATGCTGGTTCTCTTGGATATTTTTATCATTGTGCTATCTCCTTTCTGATTGGGAAGGCTGGCATTAATCCGGTTATCTCTTCAAAATGATCATTTCCGTAGTATGCTATTAGCTCGGGGTAGTTCTCCGGGTACTTGTGAATGGCGTTTTTTATAATGGATCTTGCACAGTTCCGGTCAAGCTGTGGAACTGGTTTCAGGTCAGAAAATGTAATATTCATCGGGTCTTCTCTTGTCGAACCACATACCCGGCCATTACATAATTTCATGTCGATAAACTGACCGTAAAATCTGATAATTGCTATCGGTTTTCTTTTATACATTGTTTCCACTCCCTTCAGAATATGTTTTTCCGCTGTTTCGTTCTGATCGCTGTTTCTTTACCTGGTACATGGTGGAGCTGTTGGAAATTGCCCTGTACCGTTTTGGAACCATTTGTATATGTATATTGTCTCTCTATTCCAGAAAAGGGTATGGGTCACAAGTCCCACAAAAGGCGGTTAATCCATAGGTCTACAGACCTATCTTTGAATTGTGTGAAAGTCACTTACAATTAAGTTGTGTCAAGGGATAACAAGAAGTGAAGAGGGGGAAATAATACTCCAGGGGGGGAATTACTCGGGACTGAAATACTCTCCCTGTCCTATAAAAAATGTTATAATAAGGCGTCAGCAGTAGAGCCTGGTAATAATACCCGCGTCTGTACGGGTCATTAAAATTACATTCTCTCAAAGAGCAAAAGAAATAAAGATCTTTTAAAGCGTAGTCGAACAGCAAGAGCAGCTCTTTCACAAGTAGCGAGTTTCACTCCACAGATAAAAACATTCACAGAAGAATATCTGAAGTCATTGACTTGGTATATTACTCCCTGGGCTTATCACAGTTCAGGGAGTTTTTTAGTATATGAGCAGTAACACGAATTGATGAGAACGTGACACGATTGAGAGATCAGCAAGAGTAACACGATTCAGAGGATTCGTAGCACGATTATGATCTAAGTTAAGAATACAGATTATAACGGTATGGAATGGAGTGCTAAAGGTAATACAGAGATACACTAACAGGATAAAGGGGTTACACTGGTTAACATTACCTCAATTCAGCAGTGATAAAATCAGTAATACCAACGCAACATATAATATGTTATAGGACTTCGGGAAATGGATAAAATAAATGTCAGGAAATGGGTCCCATATTGAGGATCATTGACCTGGCGGACCCGATGCCCCCCATTCGCTTTAAACGTGTGTGTGTTTTAGCCCCTCATATATACCCCATATTTTTTGCTATTCCGGCTTCACGATCACATAGCCATCACATAGGAATAGTTCAGTAGTGGTAGGGATTTAGATCATTTCGTTGAGTTCAACGATAAGATTCAATCACATAGAAGATCGAAGGGGAGAGTGGAGATCTGATGTCTAACAAAGGCTTTAAGAACTTCGGCTGGGCTAACAACTCAGCCACCAAAACGCAGAACACCAACACCTTCACCGTCGGCACTGGAAAGGGGGGAAATATAAATGGGATGGAAGAATTTAGGTTTTAAGAACGTTAACTGGTCGATAAACGCACCCCTCGGCTGTGCGTTACGTTACCCCGTGGCGACACAGGACTATATGCGGAGGGGTTTCGAGCAGGCACTTACCAACAGGGTGATACAACTGGGTACGGCAGGATTTGCCAGTTCGGATGAACGTGTCGAATGGACTGAGAAGATGGAAATACTCAGTGGTGCAAAGAACACAATAAAGTGGGTGACTGACGGAAACGGCAAGTATTTTCCTTCAATCATGGTTAGAATATCAGCATTGCGTAAATGTGATGTCCTTGCCAGTTCGACAGACCAGAATTTGCATTATGCCTTCAATGTGAACGGCAAGATAAATTCCTACATCTACATCGGGAAATACCAGGCTGCCAGTGTCTACAGCAACTCCAAACACATAGGGGTATCCCTCTACGGTGTAGATGTTATGGGTGGTTCATCGAGATATACATCCCTTGTGGGTGGACAGGCCATGGGCAGTAACCCGAACTTCGACAATGCTTTTGCCTACTGTGGCAATGGTGGTACGGGCTTCCACCTGCTCACAAATGCGGAATGGGCGCTGCTCTCATTGATAAGCAAGAATGTCCACGCCTATCAGCCCAAGGGGAACAACAACTACGGCAAGGATACTGGCGATACGGCCTCGCCCGAATATTACGGCGTACCCACGTACATGTATGATTCGAAGATTGCCCGTGTGGGCGGGGGCACTGGCCCGATAACATGGAGTCATGACGGCACTCCATGGGGTGTGTATGATCTCAATGGCAATGTGTGGGAATGGGTGGCAGGATGTCGACAGGCGGCAGGAGAGATACAGGTCATCGAGGACAATGACGCAGCGGACAGCACGAAAGATCTGACTCGTGACTCTGCTCTGTGGAAGGCTCTCGATGTGAATGGGGCTATTACAACGCCAGAAGTTACCTTTAGTTCTGACGGAGACAATAACGGGGCAGATACAGGAGCAGGAGCCACCCTCCACTGGAATCCCTCGGGCGTAAGTGGAAGCATAAATATGAAAATCGACCTATCCACCACGAATCACACAGTAGACAGTAACTCGGTATATGATGATTTTGATGATGTGGCGCCGGACGGCGTGAATGTGGCTACCCTCCCGGAGATATGCGCATTGCTAGGGATTGCGCCGGAGTCTGCCGGTGGTAACGCCCACGGTGGGGATAATATGTATGTGCGGTGTCCGGCAGCAGGTGGAGCGAACAGCTACACCGAGACTCTTGCCCTCCGTGGTGGCAACTGGTTCAACGGCGATGTTGCAGGGCTGTTCAAGTTGTCCCTGGACTACTTTCGTTCGCTCTCGACTCACAGCATCGGGGCCCGCCCCGCTTTTGTTGAGAATCTGTAGTAGTACCGCACCTGCAAGAATCAAGGCTGGAAAGACTAAATCAAGGCATTGTAGGGATGCCGAGAAAGAGGTGAGACTATGAGGAACTACGCACCGGATGATTTCGTGGATGTAAGAGGAAGGCCGGAGGATGTGGCGAAGAAGATGACCGCCATCACCGCTCAGTATGACTACACCATCATGAGTACCCATGTGATGAACGGAGCGGATCTGGTCTACATGCTGAAGATCAAGCGTAAGAAGAAGCTGGCCGGCGGAGAGGTAATGGAGTCTTAATAGCAAACACCACCGTGCAGGTGTCTGAGAGGGGAGTGTCCGGAGAGGGAACCTGACACTCCTTACATTTTGTCTTTATAACAATTATTTGTAGCACTATATTACGAACATTTATAGGAGAGTGAGTGTTAATGGCAGCGGAGACCAGCGAGAGTCCGGTACAACTGAAGGCGTTCTGTTACTGGTATCAGAATGGACGGCCGTCGGACAAGACCGTCGCTGAGGAGACCGGCTTCCATTACCGTACCATAGAGGAGTGGAGAAACAAGTTTAGCTGGCGCAAGAGGGCCGATAAGCTGGATGAGTCCGCCAACGAGATGGTGAACAGGAACCTGATCTACGGCAAGGTGGACTTCTGTGTCGGTCTCGCTTCCTATATAGAGGCGGGCATACTGGAGGCCATGCAGGATACGGCTTTGATGTCGAGCATGGTGAAGAAGCCTGCAGATCTGGATAAACTATTGGATATAAGGGACAGGCTCGCGGGGCTCGAGAAGACCCGTGGACGTGGCCGCAAGGGTATAAAGGACGATGCTCCCGCACCGGATCCACTGGGAGACATGTTCAGGGATATAAGGGGCGAGGGACCGAATGATTAGGACCGTCGAGATAGACGGGGAACAGATACCCCTTTCCCTGGTGGAGAAATGGCAGTACGAGAACAAGGTCACCCTCATCCCGGGTACTATTCGGCAGCATTATGAGGAGTATTACCGGAAGGAATTGATGAAGGCTCACCGCAAGGGCGAGGAAGCCAGGGATGCCCTCATGAGGAAGTTCTGCCTGGAGGATCTCTATTTTCTCTGCGTATATGTCCTCGGATGGGAGCATATGCGTACCGACTGGGACTTCGCACGGTGCTGGGAGGTCTACTGGGAACCGGACGAACATCTCGACCTCTGGGCGAGGGAACATCGAAAGACTTCCATCATAACCACCGGCAAGACAATACAGGAGATACTCGAGGACCCGGAGCTCACCTTCGGGTTCTTCGCTTTCAATACCACCATAGCGGAGGACATGCTCTTCGCCATCATGCAGGAGCTCGAGTCGAACGAGAAGCTGAAGGCGCTCTTTCCGGATGTCCTGTGGGCAGATCCGAAGAAGGAGGCCCCTTCCTGGTCGAAGCAGAAGGGGATACTGGTAAAGAGGAAGAGCAACCGCCGTGAACGGACCATAGAGGCCTGGGGGCTCGTGGATTCACAGCCTACGGGCAAGCACTACGACCGGCTCATCTTCGACGACCTCGTGACGGACAAGAACGTCACCACTCCGGAGCAGGTACAGAAGGTCATCCGTGGGTGGGAGCTCTCGCAGAACCTCGGTGTCACTCCCATAGAGGGTGTGACCAAGGGTGGAGTCAGAAGGTATATAGGAACGAGATATTCCCACGACGATCCATACTCGGAGATCATCCGGAGGAACGTGGTCACCCTTCGTGAGTATGCGGGTGAATATAAGGATAAGGACGGCAACTGGATGGGCATAGGCCCTCTCTGGGGACGGGACGTTATCGGAATGAAGCGTACCACCATGGGGCCTCGTACATACGCCTGTCAGATACTCCAGAGGCCGGAGGAGGCAAGCCACGGAGTCTTCGAGCGTTCCTTCGTAAGGCCCTGGTCTGCGGAGAACTACCGCAACATGAACCTCTACCTCTTCGCCGATCCAGCGGGAGAGAGGAAGAAGGGAAGCGACCGGACGGCCATAATGATCATCGGCTTAGGCGCGGACCGGAACTACTACTGGGTAACAGGGGTACGGAGACAGATGGGGTACGCCGAGAGGAAGGCCCTCATCTTCAAGTGGAACCAAGACTACCCCATACTGATAAATTTCATAGAAGTTCACGGGAAGGACACGGAGATCGTGGGCATGAGGGAGGAGATGCAGCGGCTCAACTTCCATTTCGATATCGAGAAGCTCTCAGACCCGACTCCGAAAAAGGACCGCATATCCGACTGGATCTCCCTCTGCAAGGAGGGGAGGTTCTTCTTCCCGAACCACATAGGCCACAGGTCGGACGAGGGAGTGGACGAGAACCTGGTGAACGTGATCATAGAGGAGGAGGCCCTGAGATGGCCCGCCATACTCCATGAGGACGGCATCGACTGCCTCTCCCACATAACCAGGCCGAGGGCCCGGGAACTCATGATGGCCCCGAGGATCTCGGGCATGGAGGACATACCGGAGACCTGTGACAATTCCATGGACATGTTCGACATGGATACAGAAGACTACTACGACTAAGGGAGGTTGTTCAGATGAGCGGACTGTTAGGCAAGAGTAAGCCAGCCCCAGAGCCGGATCCCCTTCCTCCGCAGACACCGGAGGAGGTAACCGATCTTTCAAGGAGGGGCTTCCTTTCCAAGGAGAAGAGGCGCAAGGGCAGGAGTTCCACCATCCTCAACCCGTGGACCAGTAAATCCGGCGGATGGCTCACCGGGAAAACTGGCAAGAAGAAACTGACAGGAGAATAGGCCATGGCAGGCACAAGGGGATCTGGAGAGAGAAAGGAACTCTGTGGCTCTCTCCGTAAACTACATACGGCAGCAAAGGAAGCCCGGCGGGGTCACGAGGACATCTGGAACAGTCTGTCCAAGTACGTGGTCACCCGCTCACAGAAGGTCGTCCCCGGAGCCTCCAAAGGATCCAGACGGGACACCAACATATACGACAGCACGGCCATTCAGGCCAACGGACGGTTCGCCTCCACCCTTTCCTTCCTCATAACCAATCAGTCTACCGACTGGATAGGGACGGAGATACGGAACAAGGCTGCCAGGGATAGCAAGCCCTTCAGGGAGTACGTGGACAACGCCGACTCTGAGATGCTATCCGCCTGTGCGGAGAGTAACTTCTATCCCGTGGCGGACGAGTTCTTCATGGATTACTCCGGCATGGGAACGGGCATCATGTTCGTGGAGGAAGGGAAACCGGGGGAACCCCATATCGTCTGCAAGTCCCTTCCCCTCTTCGAGTGTTCCTGGACGGAGAACCGCTTCGGAGTACCAGATGCCCTCTACCGGGAGTACACCCTCACGGTCCATCAGATAGTGAGCGAGTGGGGGCTCAAGAACGTGAACCGGAAGGTCAGTCAGCTCTACAAGGACAAGGAGAACTGGCAGACCGAAATAACCATACTCCACTCCATATTCCCGAGGAAGATGGCGACATCCATGCTCGGGAGACGGTCGAGGAACTTCGAGTACGCCTCGGTTTACATGATCTACGAGGGCGACAACAGTCATGTCCTGGAGGAGTCGGGCTATTCGGAACAGCCCTTCATGATAGCCAGATACCGCAAGGCTTCGGGGGAGACAGTGGGCCGTGGGCCGGGAGAGGAATGTCTCGCAGACATAATCACCCTGAACACCATGTCCAAGACCAACCTGAAGATTGCCCGTAAGAACGCCGATCCAGCATGGGACCATGAGGCCAACGCCTATATAGGAAGGCTCAAGACCGGTGCAAATGCCGTCAACATAAGGCAGAGGGGATACGAACCGGCCAAGCCCATGACGGAGTCTGCTAACCTGCCCTTCGCCCTCGAGATGGAGGACAGGAGGCGGGATAGCATAAAGAAGTCCTTCTACGTGGATGTCCTCCAGATACCGCAGCACGACAGGATGACCACCGTGGAGATCGAGAAGTACCGCGAAGAGGCAATGCAGATCCTCGGCCCCGCCTTCGGGCGGATATGCTTCGAGTTCCTGCAGCCCCTCATCGTTAGGATATGGGGCATCCTCTACCGCAAGGGCGTATTCGGGGAGTCTCCCATACCCCTGCGTCCGGGCATGTTCGTCATCCGTTACAACTCGCCTCTCGCAAGGGCACAGAAGGCTCAGGATCTTCTGGCTCTGGACAGGGCACTGGGAAGGCTCGGACCCTACATGGAGATAGCCCGTGACGAGATCCTCGACTGGGTAGACTTCGACGAGATAACCCAGTGGGTATTCCGCCTCGAGGGTGTGAAGAACAAGCTGGTCAGGAGCAAGGACGACGTGGCAGCCAGAAGGGCTCAGAGGGCCGAACAGCAGATGCAGGAAAGAATGATGATGATGGCCCAGATGGGAGCCAAGACCATGAAGGATGCCAGCGGAGCGGACATGGGCAACCTGGAGAGGATGGCAGGATAGATGTCGGCCGAAAAGGATGCCTATAAAGAATATCTCGCCATGAAGGACAAGTTCCGTATAGTCCTCGGTGGCGACGGACCGGGCAAGGAAGTCCTGGAGGAGATAAGGAAGTACGTCTCCTACGGTCCCGAGGAACTGGCGAACCTTTCATCCGACCACGGCAAGATAGCCTTCTACGCGGGGCAGCAGGCCTTGATCGGGTGGATAGAACTGATGATAGAACCTATTCCCCAGGAGGTGGCGGAGGAGGAGGCCGAGAGAGAATCGGAGCCCGAACGTCCGGACACCTTCGAGGAAAATATGGAACTAGAGGAGTGATGTAACAGTGTTAGGAAAAGGTTATCTCCGGCCCATGCTCGACATCGATCCGGGTGGCGGAGCAGGTGGGGGAAGCGGAGGCAATTTCCTTGACCTTATCGAGGATGCGGACCTGAGGTCCAGCCCTTCCCTCGAGAAGTTTCAGGGCAAGAGCGTCGACGACTTCGTCCGCAGTCACATCGAACTGGAGAAGTTCCAGGGTAACTCCATAAGGATACCCGGGGAGGATGCCTCTCCCGAGGAATACGCCAAGATATACGACAGGCTCGGAAGACCGAAGGATCCCGACGGATACTCCATCAAGCTGGCCGACGATGCGCTCGACACCGAGAAGGAGGCCCTTGGAAGGATACTCACCAAGGCTCATCTTCACGGTCTCAACGACTCTCAGATGAAGGCCCTCTACGAGGAGTTCAACGCCATCTCGGAGGAGCAGAACAAGGCCCTCACCGACAGCATGCTGGCCAACGCCAACAAGTGCGAGCAGCAGCTCCGCAACGAATGGGGAGAGGATTACGATGCCAACGCCGATGCGGTGATGAATTTTGTGCAGAGTATAGAAGGACTGGGCGACGAACTGGACAGGGCCAAGGTCTCCAACTCCCCCATCCTGGCGAAGGTCCTCCTTGAGATGGCGAGTCTCGACAGGGAACCCGACCTGAAGGGTGGCAGGATCTTCAAGGGAGGGAAGGACCCCGTCCAGAGATACAAGGAGCTCAACGAGTCCAAGGAGTTCTGGGAGAGAGCGAGGTCGAAGAACCCCGACATTGCCCACGCCGCAGCAGAGGAGCGTATAGCCCTCCTGAAGGAAGTGGAGGCATACAAGAGGAACCACATGGATTAATGGCCCGACGGCCCGAGAGGATACCCGGAAGGTCATATCGATAGAACGGGGAGTGAGGATAACTCTTCGGAGCCCTTCTCCGACAATGCACCAGGGACGATTAGCAGGAGTCCGTGACACATACGGGCAACTCCGGTGAAAGTTTACAGCAACTAACTTTTATTGGAGGTGACATCATGGCAGTAACCATACCGACCTGGGCGGTCAATGCCTTCAAGGATAGCGTAAGGCATGTCCTCCAGGAGACCGACTTCCTCTTCAGCGGGGCGGTCGACATCGAAGTGCAGGAGAAGGAGTACGACTCCTACGATTATCTCGGAGCAGTAGACTTCCGCGATACCGAGAGCAGACATCAGGACACCGTCCTCGACGAGGCAGAGTATCTCCGTAGGTGGTGCTTCACCACTGAGAGAACCTATGCCACATTGCTCGACGACAAGGACATCATGAACATGCTCACAAGCCCCATGAGCAAGCTCGTCAAGGCCGTGGTGAACGGCTACAACCGGAAGAGGAACTACGTGTGCGCCACAAGGTTCTTCTCCGATGTCCGCACAGGAAAGACTCCCGATTCCGGGACCACTTCCTGGAGTACCGACACACAGGTGGCAGTCACCTTCGGTAACGGCTCCACCGCTGCAAGGCTGACCCTGAAGAAGATCATCGAGGCCAACCGCATCGCTGACTACTACAAGTGGCCCGTGGAAGGGCGTTACTTCGGGATAACCTCCCAGCAGAAGAGCGACCTCCTCAACATGAGCCAGATCCAGTCCTCCGACTACAACGGTGTGAGAGCCCTTATCAACGGTCAGGTCGATACCTGGCTCGGCTTCCACTTCGTCCAGTGCGAGGACTTCACTACCGATAGTTCCGACTATCGTGAGTGTCCTTTCTGGCACAGGGACGGATTCCTCTTCGCAGAGGGCAGAAGGCTCGACATCGACATCAGCCCCAGGGCGGACAAGAACAACAGCCAGCAGCTCCTCGCGAAGGCCGACATGGGTTCCATCCGCATGGAAGAGAAGGCAGTGGGCAAAGTCCTCTGCTCCGAAGCATAGGACGGGAGGTGAAATAGCATGTCTGCTTCTACAGTTTACGGCGTAAACGAGACCCTCAGACTCGCAGGGACCCTTATCGACTACCAGAAGGTAGGAGGCAAGGCCAAGGTCCTCACCGAGAGATACTACTCCACCGCCATCGAAGCCCTTTCCACCATAACCTGCCCCAAGATCCCCAAGAATGCCATCGTCATAGGAGGCTGGCTCTCCACAGAGGCACTCGGCACAGGGGCTACCATGACCGTCAAGGCTGGTGACACCGCCATATCCTCTGCACTCGCAGTGGCTACGGCAGGAGTCCACTCCCTCGACAAGATATATGCGCTCGATAACGGACCTCTTCCCGCAGATACCCAGATCACCATCTACACAGGTGGTGCGACTCTCACAGCGGGCAAGGAGATCCTTCTCACAATTCTTTACACCACTCCTTAACACCCTTCACTACTACTCACCTAATCCCTACATCGGGGCAGGGGCTTCATTGCTCTTGCCCCCTTTTTTTATATGAAGAGAGAGGCGAATCTATGAGAGATAACTTCATGAGAGTGGAGGGGCCGAAGCCGGACTTCCCGGAGTCCGAGTGCCCTCTCCTTATAGTCGGTTCCGGCAGGGGAATGTGGCACGACCTGGCTTTATACTGCTTATTTCATAAAAGATCCCATGTAATGCTCGTGAACAGGGCCATAGTGGACTTCAAGGGTCCCGAGTTCCTCGAGGTGAAACATGCCGTATGCCTCGACGAGAACTGTGTGGAACTGTACAGACAGATACGGCAGAGGATCCGCAGGGTCGACGACGACATAGAACTTACCCACGCTTGTGGTGGGAAGTGTGACGTGCGGTGGATCTTCGATATTAAACCGGGAGATAGGCCGAACGACAGCGGGGCCAGACAGGGCATGCCGGAGGTATACGTGCAGACCGGTGGGATATACATAGGGAAAGTGGAGGAGTTCCTGGAGGAGAAAGACCTCTACATGGAGCCCATGATCCCCTACATAACCACCCGGGAGAAGGGAATAGACATCGACAGCGAGATGGAGTTCCGCCTCGCGGAGATGATATACGACAAGGAGGTCGGATAGATGGCCATATTCACGGTGGACACCCGCCCCGGCGGTGACGGGTACAAGATAAAGACCCTTCAGGGATGCGACCTGACCTTCGTGGCCACCCTGCCTGAAGAGCTTCAGGGGGGCTAACTACGACCTGTACATCATGGACATAGAGGGCAACGAGAAAATATCCATAACCTCTGCAGACGGGGATATAACCGAGACCTCCGGTGCTTTCGAGGCCACAGTGCCCTTCGCTGACATGCTCTCATCCTCCCTTTCCAGGGGGGAGTACAAGTTCGTGGCACGTTATTGGAATACCGATGCGGAGCATAAGCAGGCCATGTTCCACGGGACCCTGCTGGTGGAATGGGGTATCTAGGATGTCCGATCCCATAATCATCAACGGAGGCCAGGATATAACCGTAGAGGTAGAGCCCAATCCATCGGCGGATCTGGGCATCGTGGTCATGGGAGGGAAGAAGGGAGAGACCGGGGATGATGCGCCGGACGTGCAGATACAGTATTCCTCCGACAACTCCAGCTTCCACGACACCTTCGCAGACGGAGACCTGTACATAAGGTTCTCCACCAACGGAGGGGACACCTGGACATCGGGGTTCAAGTTTATTGGCGACGATGGTACTGACGGTACGAATGGAACTCTCGGGGAGAACCCTATTCTTGGAGCAGACCTCGATGCCAATAACTACGATCTCTTAGATGTAAAGACCATGTCCTTCAACGGCGTGTACGATAACGGCAACAGCGGAACTACCAAGACAATAGACCTGTCAGCAGGACAGCACCAGAAGATAACCCTGACGGGGAATTGTACTGTTACTTGGAGCAACCCCACAGTAGGGGTTCACACCCTCAAGGTCATACAGGATGCCACAGGCAGTAGGACGCTTACCCTTCCAAGTGGTAAATGGGTAGGTGGTAGTGCATATACCCCCACCAGCGATGCCAGCGCAGAGGATTTGATCTCCATCTACTACGACGGGTCAGCCTACTACTACTCTGTGGTTGGTCTTGACTTCAGCTAACCAGCATAGGAGTGATTGAATATGGGATGGAATGACGAATGGAGTGCAGATGGAGATTATTCGGCAAATGGCATTGTAAGGTGTGAAAGTAATGTTTACTTGTGTAAAGACTCGCCTGTTGTACAGGTAAAATCTCCAAGCAGTGTTGCTGACCCGGAAGCACTATGGACTAACGAAAATGAAGCTATATATGGAGGAAGCGGTGCAACTATTAATTTAGGCGGTAAAGATTGGTCTGCCCCTTTGGAATTTTTCGTGGGCGATGATGCTATTAAGACTATATATTATTCTGTCTCTGGGGATTATATAAGAGATGTAAAAATAGAGTCTTATTATGATAGTTTGTGGCATTTAGAATATGAGGGCAGTACGCTCTCTCCTTCAATTAACCTTGCCAGCGTTACTGTTATGACCAAGTTTAAAATTTCTGTATGGCATGACACAACCCCAAGTAATACCGCTACACTTGCAGATGTGCGTTATGGTTATATTCCAACACCACCCGACGACCCAGATCACTGGCAGAAACTAACCGGAGGCATGTTATGCAATTTCTAAGCAATTCCAATCTCCCTACGAAGGAGGAGAGACACCATGGAACTTAAAGACATAGCTAACGGAGGATTCGATGTGATAGGTGTGCAGACCATAGCCTCCATGTACGATACTACAGGATCCACGGCGAAGCAGTCCCAGTGGGCCTACCGCAACGTGGAGAGACTGGTCAAGGATCTCATGGAGAAGTGCCCATGGGTCATGCTTACCGAGAGGATAGCCCTCACTCCGAACTCCGATACGGCGACCATAACCGGTGCTACACAGGCGGACCCCGTGGTGATAACCGCCACTTCCCACGGCTTCAGCAACGGAGACCGGGTGAAGATCACAGACGTGGTGGGCATGACCGAGCTGAACGACCGGTACTTCATCGTGGCCAACGTGACCGCCGATACCTTCGAGCTATACGACGAGGACGGTTCTACCCACACCGCCTACAGCTCCGCAGGAACGGCCACCAAGCAGCTCGCCAATCACAAGTGGACATATCAGTTCTCCAAGCCCTCTGACTGCATAAAGCCCCTCTCCTGCTACGGCCTCACCGGCGACGAGTGGGAGCAGTCAGGGCAGTACCTCTACTCCAACGAACCCACCCTCCTCCTCACCTACATAAAGACATCCCTCGACCCGGACGACTGGCCCTCCGACTTCCAGGACCTTTGCATGGCCCGGATAGCAGCTGAGGCAGCACTGCCCCTTCGGGGTCAGAAGGCCATCATAGAGCTGGCATGGGAGGCCTACCGGATAAAACTGGCCGAGGTCCAGGGTAACAACGGCGTAGAGGCGGGCAACGATATGGATGCCGAAGATGAGTGGTGCGAGGAGAGGTGGGTCTAGATGACCAAGCCTGTCATTCTGACCAACTTCACGGGCGGTGAACTGTCCCGGAAGATGGACTGCCGGCCCGATCTGGAGAAGTATCTGCAGGGGCTCATCCTCGGGGAGAATATGCACTGCATCCCCCAGGGAGGGCAGGAGTCGAGATCCGGCACGAGGTTTGTCAGTACGACCAAGGACAACGAGTTCGCAAGGCTTATACCCTTCGAATACAACGTGGAGCAGGCCTATGCCCTCCTCTTCGGCAACGCTAACATGAGGGTTTTCATGGACGGCGCGCAGGTTGAATATGTCATTGATGATGTAGCAGCGTGGGATGGGAGCGAAACGTATTCCGTGGGTAATATACGCAAGAACAGTGATGTTATCTATAGATGTATAGAAACTATTGCCCCATTTGAAGATACTGATACTGGAGGAGCTATAGAGAGTAGTCATTATATCACAGGTCCTGAAGACGCTTTTGACGATAATACTGCGACTAATTGGCGTTCTGGTGAATCTGGTACAGGTGTTAGTGGGGTATCTTATATAGGTTGGGATTATGGTGAAGGCGTAACAAGAACTATTCATTCGATTACATTGGACCAATTCTCATGGGGCGGAGAAGGGTATTGTACTTCTGTAAAACTTCAAAAATCAGATAATGGTACAGATTGGTCAGATATAGAAACTTTTAATAGTTTAACTTATGGTGTTAATGACATTTCGCCATCTTCCGATTTTTCATGTAGAGCATGGAGAATATTAGCTAATTCAAACGCAACTGGTGAAGGTGTATGGATAGTAAAAGAAATAGATTTTACAGTCTATCCAGATGCACCTGCCGACGACCCTGACCACTGGGTTGCCGATCCAGGCCTCGAGATAGTGACCCCCTACTCCAGCGACGAGGTGTTGGACCTCCAGTTCGCCCAGTCCGCGGACGTGATGTATCTGGTACACCCTGACTACCCTCCCTACAAGCTGTCGAGGAGCAGCCACACCAACTGGACCATAGAGGAGATAAACTTCACCAAGGGGCCGCTGAGAAACGAGAACACCGAGGATATAACTCTCGCCGCCTCGGCCACGACCGGAACAGGTGTGACCCTGACGGCATCGGGAGGGAGCGTATTCGACTCCGACATGGTGGGGAGCCTCTTCAAGATATCTCACTACGTGGAGGAGCAGTTCTACAGCGGAGACCTCTCTGCCACGGGAACGATATCCCTGGGGACGGTCTACCCCGATTCCTCCTGGAGGGTCACGTCTCACGGGACATGGACGGGGAAGTTCCATATCGAGAAGTCCATGGATGGAGGGGCCACATGGTACAAGGTGTTCTCCATCCGGTCTGCGGACGATAACAACGCCAACGCCACCGGGGATGAGGACTCCGCGGACGGGGCCATGTACAGGCTCAACGTGTCGGAATACACCTCTGGAACCATAGAGTACGAGTTCAGCGTGGACCCCCGTACCCACGAGGGATATGTGGAGATAACCTCCGTCACGAACGGCACATTAGCGAAGGGTACTGTGATTACAGATCTCTACTCCACGGATGCCACCGACCTGTGGGCGGAGGGGTCATGGAGTACATACAGGGGTTTCCCCGCTACCACCACCATTCATGAGAACAGGGTGTGTTACGCAGGAGTTCCCGGGGATCCTCAGAAAATATACGGGACGGTGATAGACGACTACGAGAACATGGAGCTGTCGGCCGATGACGATGCGGCCATAATCCTGCCCTTCGGTGCGGACGAGGTCTCGGGAGTCAGATGGCTCCTCTCCAAGTCTCAGGGAGGCCAGTCGGACCTTCTCTTCGGAACGCTGGGAGGGACATGGTCGGTACGGCACTCCTCCGACTCTGCCCTATCCGCCTCCAACGCCACGGTGCAGAGGAACAGTAACGAGGGATGTGCAGACCTGAACGCCATCCTCGCACAGGGGTACGTCCTCTACGTGTCGAGGGACGGCAAGAGGGTGAAGCAGATAGTCTACGACTACGACTCAGACAGCTACCTCACCAACGATATAACCCTCCTCTCCGAGGGGGTAACGGGGACGGGACTCACCACCTTCGTCTACCAGAAGGAACCCATTCCACTCGTGTTCGGAGTCAGGGAAGACGGTCAGGTGGCCGTCCTCTCCTTCATCCCGAGCCAGAAGATAGCCGCGTGGAGCAGATACATACTGGGAGGATCCTTCGGTGATGGGGATGCCGTGGTGGAGTCCATGTGCGTTCTTCCGAGCCAGACATGGTTCGTAGTGAAGAGGACCATAAACGGATCCACCGTGAGGCATGTGGAATACTCCGAGGACTGGGACGAGACACTGGACAATGCCTATTTCGTGGACTCGGCGGTGAAGGTGGTCAACTCTCCCTCATCTGCCACGGTGACAGGCTTCAGTCATCTTATAGGAGAGTCCCTGTCCGGTCTGGCTGACGGAGTTCCCTTCTCGGGTAAGGTGGTGAACGATTCCGGGGAGATAACCCTCGACGAGCCCGCGACCACGATCATAGCGGGGCTACCTTTCCTGCCTAGAGGGCAGACCACCGACATAGACTGGCAGGACCGGGTGAGGTCGGTCCTCGGCTCTCACAGGAAGATCCTCAGTCTGAGGGCGAAGTTCTATAAGACCAACGGCTGCAGGGTGGGAGAGAGTGCGGACAACCTCTACGAGATAGACACCTTCAACGAGGGAGAACTCTACACGGGCAGCAAGAGCATCCTGTGGGACGGCCCTACCGAGGGAGAGCAGAGGATATACTTCGAGCAGCCCTATCCGCTCCCCTTCTGCATCCTGGGGTTCATCCTGGAGGTGGAAGACCAGACATGGACATAAGGCCCGTTACCAGGGAAGACATCGAGAACATGGTAATAGCCTCGGAACCGTGGATAATGTCGAGGAAGAGCGAGATAATCGGCAACCTGTCGAAGGGAATGGCATGGGCAGGATACGACGGGGACGAGTTGCTCGGCATAGCCGGGATATACGAACTGTGGGAAGGAGTGGGGGAGGGATGGCTTCTCTTCTCCCCTTCCTTCTACGAAGGCAACAGGAGGGTATCCGCGGTCAGGAAGATGAAGCGGGAACTGGACCTCCACTGCGCCATATACGACAGGGTGCAGGTACATGTGGATTCCACCATTCCCGGAGCGTTGGAACTCGTGAGGTTCTTCGGCTTCCGGGTGGAGGGCCTACTGGAGAAATATTGCAGGGGTAGGGATTACTGGATCCTATCCCGGGTTTGGCAGGAGGTGACACCGACATGAGCGCAACAGGACTGATGATGGGCTTCCAGGCTATGTCCTCCATAGTGGGGGCCGTGGGTCAGGCCAATGCATTGAAGAGTCAAGCCAATGCCCTCGATTACAACGCCAAGGTGGAAGAACTCAATGCCAGAGCCGCCGAGAAGGAGGCCCAGGAGAGAGAGATACTCCTCCGGAAGAAGGGACAGAAGGCCCTTTCCACGCAGAGGACACAGCTTGCAGGAGCAGGCCTGATCCCCGGAGAGGGGTCAGCTCTGGCACTCCTGGAGGAGACCACCATAAACACCGAGGCAGACATACAGGCAGAGAGGTACGCCGGAAAGGTGGAGGCCCTCGGTCACAGGAACCAGGCCAAGAACCTGGAGTGGCAGGCCGGAGAGACGAGGCGTGCCGCCAAGGCCGCCATGGGTCTGGGCTTCCTCACGGGCATAGGCAACATGATGTCCATGGGGATGCAGACGGGCATGTTCTCCGGTGGCGGATCGAGTATGGGCATAGGCTCGGGCATAGCCCTGCCTTCCAACAGATTCAGTACCACCGACCTATTCACGGTGAGGGGATGATGACCTCATGGCCATAGTCAAAAGGACGGAGAGATCCGTAGCCCCTACCGTGAGCGGAGCGGGCGGAGGATACGCACAGGGTTCGCCTCTGGGCAGGGTACAGGCATCCTTCGCCGGGGATTTCGCACAGATAGCCAACGCCTTCAAGCAGCAGGCCATCGAGGAGCGGGAGCTCATGGAGTCCGCGGAACTGGGAGAGGCTCAGGTGAGGTTCAAGAAGGCCATGCGGGAGAAGATGGCCGAACTGGACGAGAGGGACGACTACTTCTCATGGGACGAGGAGATGACCGACTTCATCAACGTCACACAGGAGACCATCCAGAGCGAGATGAGGATGGACAGGTCCGTACAGTCCTTCAAGAAGTGGGGAGCCTTCGCGGGAGAGAACGCCATGGCCGAAGTGCAGGAGAAGATGCACGACCGTTACGTACAGGCCATAATGGGCAAGATGATCTACTCCCTCACGGAGATGGAGAAGATGGGTGACAAGCTGGGCATAGCGGACAGGATAAACACCATGCCCGACAACATCCTTCCCGACGACAAGAAGGCCCAGATGATCACAGAGTATCACCACCGGATCGACTGGTACAACGCCCAGAACGATGCCTTCAACAACTACGACACAGAACTGGACAGGGAGAGATATCCCGACCTCACAGATGCGGAGTGGGACACCATACTCAAGCAGCAGAGGACGGAGAAGAGGTATCAGGAAAACGAGAAGAAAAGGCAGTTGTCAGAGTATCAGCAGGGCAACTATTTCAGCCATTTATACGACCTCATGGCTCCGGATGCCACGGCGATATCCCCGAACGTTATAAAGGGATGGGTGGCGAACGGGGAAGTCAGCGAAGGGCAGGGAGTCCATCTCCTCTCCATAAACAAGGCACTCATGGGAGAAGGGGGAGGAGGGCTCAAGTGTTCCAAGATAAAGAACCTGGAGACCTACCAGGATCTAGACTACAGGCTCAACCTTCCTGTGGATCATCCCGACCGGGCAGGCCCCGACGATGTGGCCAAGGCTCTCGACGAGGGGTTCATCACCAAGGACGATGTCAAGACCCTGAAGGCCGAGATACAGGACAACGTAGGGACCACTACGGCATGGAACACGGATGTCATGGCCATGGGATTGAAACAGGTGCAGGCATACTGCAAGGAGTTCATCTCCAACGAGGAGATGGGGGACGAGGCCGATCCTGCCGCTGCCAAGTCTCTGGAGATACGGTTCAAGCAGTCCATCCGCAGGGCCAAGGACGAGGGGAAGCCCCTCACCATGGATGCGGGCATAGACCTCGCAAGGAAAGTCATAAGCGACCATGCCACCGCGACAGGCATCGCCATCAGAGAGCCCAAAGGGTGGTTCGGTATTCTCGGAGAAGGCAACACGGAGTTCGGGGACTTCATGCAGGTTCTCAACGAACTGGATACCGGTCTCGAGAGGCAGATGGCTTCACAGCAGAAACTCTATTCCCTCGAAAAAGAGGGCTCAGGCGGTCCAGAAGAGCCTAAAGGTGACACAGACGACCTTACAGGCGAATTTTAGAAAGTAGGTGGCTCTCGTGGCAGAACAGCTATTATCCATTCTGTACCCGAAAATGGGAGGACAGATCGCACGAGCCATGCAGAAGGGGTGGTCCGAGAACGAACTGAGGGGGGCCATGGAGACCCGAATAGAGAAGGCCAGGTTCCACGGGAAGACCGACCTCGACCTTGAGGAAATGTACGGCCTCACTCCGGAGACACAGAGGCAGTACAGAGAAGCGGTCAAGAACCGCAAGGAGAAGGTCCTCTCCGATGCCTTCGGTATATCCTCGAAGAACCTCGCGGATACCACCAAGATGGCCCTCAACCTTGGAGTCTCCCCGACCTTCGCGCTGAACAACCGGAACCTCTTCTCCGAGGTGAAGAAGATCCGCAGCGACCTCCAGAGCGACCCCTACTCATACATAATGGAGAAGACCAAGAACGAGGCCAAGACCCTCCAGGATGCAGGGAGGATAATGTCCGGTCTCGACTCGGGGTATCGGCTCAAGGACAAGGAGCATACCTTCAATGCCAACATGGGATGGGCACTGGAGAAACCGCTATCGTCCCTCCTGGAGAAGCCCCTCTTCGCCCTCAACCAGCTCGGATGGCAGGGCATAAAGCTCGCAGCCACTCCCTTCATAGAGGACGGAGGCAAGGCCCAGAGGTACTTCGATAACCAGATAAACTACTGGGGTCATCCGGAACTTCACGGAGAATGGACCCCCTTCGTGAACACCGTGGAGAACACCATGCAGGACATAGCCGATATGAAGGGAACCATGCAGTCCGTGGCGGTCAAGTGCACCTATGCAGGTGCGGACCTTGCCATGATGATCGGGCAGATGAAGATGCTCGGCGGGCTCATGGGGTCCTTCGGGGGGATGCCCACCAAGGCCACCGACATGATAGCCAACAGAGGAGCTCAGGCTCTGGCCAACTTCAAGAACCTCGCCTACATGCACGGCACCCATGCCTTCCTGACCACCACCGGAACTCTGGAGGACCGGCTCAAGGCGGGGCTCTACCGGATCGCTTATAACAGTACCCCCATATTCGTGAACGAGACACTGGGATATGCAGGGTACAAGGCCATGTTCGCCGACTTCTTCGCCAACACCCTCCTCACGTCTCCCCACTACTACTCCATACTCTCCAGCGACATGCCCAATGCGGAGAAGATAAAGAACATCATCCCACAGGTGATTATGGACTTCGGGATGTCATGGCATACCCGTGGCAGCCTGGAGAACCAGAGAATATCGAACGAGGCGAAGAGGAAGGCCCGTCTCGAAGGGCTGAAGGACGAGATGGCCGACAGGGAGGTCAACGACATATTCGACGACCCTGCAAGGTACGAGAAGATGGTGGAGTGGTATGCCGAGGTGAGGACCAAGGCAGATCCCGAGTCCCCCACCAAGGAAGAGATAAAGAAAAGGATACTGGACTTCGCCAACAGCGACGAGAACCCCGATTACCGGCCCGATGGCATCGAGGTGTTCGTCCCCGAACCGGCAGAGGGCAAGACCGGCAAAGACCCGTGGGACAAGACAGTGCTGGATCTCAACGAAGAGTCGGGCATGTCGAGGTCTCTCACCGTCCTTGACTGGGAGAGGTTCCCAGAACTGAGGGAAGGGACCACGTCCTTCGGGGAGTACCTGGTCAAGAAGGGGCTCATGGAACCGAACAAGCCTATGGCCGAGGAGCTTTCCCCTGAGAACGACAGGGACTTCTTCGACGATGACGGAGACTTCTTCTTCCAGAAGGCCAGGGAGGAGAGGGAGGCTAAGCTCTCCGAAGAGGACAGGCAGAAGGCCGACGAGGATTTCGAGCTTAGGATGCAGGAGAGTGCCTACCGGGATTCCGTCATCCAGGCGATAAAGGATGAGGGAGGACTCGACCACCAGGGCAACAAGGGCATCTGGGGAGAGGCGGAGGCAAAACTCCTCTGGAACAAGATGAGAGGGGCCTTCAACCGGAAGAAGGGTGGAGGAGTATCCCTCGACAAGATGCACCAGATCCTCGTGTCCAAGGGCATATTCAACGGGGACCTGGACAGACTCTACGAACTCCTCACGGCGGACGTGGACAAGAAGAACCCTTCCGCTCTCGTCTACAGGAAGGACGTGGAACTGCCCACCACCAAGGACATCCGGGCCGACATGGACAAGGCCCTCAAGAAGGTCATGGGGGAGTTCGGCGACCTGAAGATAGGCGACCTGTTCAGGGCAGGTGGCAAGGGGATAGAGAACCGCATCTCCAGAAAGAACAAGAAGCAGCTGAAGGGTATCATAAAGTACCTCACCTACCTTAACCAGAAGGCGGACTCCGACCTGGTCTATGTGGACCAGCGGGAGGAGATAAGGGATACCCTCGACAGGATAGATCCCCGAGTAAGGGCGGATACTCAGAAACTTCTGGGAGAGGCCGAGAGGGACCAGATAGCCCCGCTCACCGACCCCAACGCCACTGCTCCGGAGAAGAAGATGCCCCGCAACGTCCCCACCACGAAGTCCGATATAGGACTCAGGAGGACCATGCGGGAAGGGGTGGCGGATGTCCAGAAGCTCCATGCCTCGGACAGGTTCTACCTGGACAAGGACAGCCTCAACGACATGTCCGTGAAGGATTATCTGGGAATGGCCCTTCAGGTGAAGGAGCTCTACGAACAGGGGCGCAAGGAGTGGAGTGTCCGTCAGGCCGCCAGGGCACAGGCAGATCAGATAACCGAGTCGAGGCTACTGGAGACCCTCGGCTTCAAAAAGGTTCCAGAGGGAAACCAGTACAAGGGGTCCCTCGAGGACAGGCGAGAACCGAGGATAAAGAACAAGACCAACTTCGTGATGGCGGAGTCGAAACGTGTCTCCAGGCTTGCAGACGAGATGGACGGCATGAAGAACTACCGGGGGCGGTTCTACCGGTTCCTGGTGGAGAAGGTGAACCTCAACGACAACGCCAAGCTGGAGAACTGGTATCGCAGGAAGGACAAGGTCTATGGAGCCCTCAAGGAAGCGGGTCTCAAGGAGAAGGAGCTCGGGGAAAGGCTGGTGGACTTCAAGGATCCCGTGACGGGGGAGAGGCACACCTTCACCATCGACGATGCACTCTCCATAGCGGGATACGAGATGAACCACAAGTCCGCGCTGGCCCTCCGGTACGGCAACGGTTACGACGATGCCATGATACAGTCGGTTATCAAAGCACTGAGGCAGAGGGTCCCCCATTACAGGAAGATCCTGGATGCCATGGTGGCCGACTACGGAGACAACTTCGGCAGGTTCAGGGACTTCCTCAAGGACTATGCTAATATCTCCCTCGAGGAGGAGCAGAACTACATAGGAAAGATGTACCGCCTCGGCCACAAGGGAAAGAACGGCAACGCCCTCACGGACATCATGGATGAAAGGATGGACGAGATCCTGCGGATGAGCAGCCTCAAGAAGTCCTACGCGAAGAGGTCCTCCTCCCATGCCAGGGTGGAATATGCCGAGGGTGACGAACAGGCTCCCATACGGCTCGGCCTCTACAAGAACTGGAACCAGTCCGTCATGGAGAACGAACATCTCATAGCCCACGGAGCCCATGTGAGGAAGATACACAAGATGCTCGGAGACCCCAACGATGCGAACCTTCCGTCGGTGGCGGAGGGGATAAGGCAGAGGTACGGCGACGACTATCTCAGGGTGCTCCGTGACTACGCCAACAGGGTGGCCATACCCGACTGGTACAAGAGTCACGATGCCATGAATGTAGCGGCCCGTACCATAAAGAGGAACATGGCCATGGCCTACCTCGGATACAACCTTCTCACCATAGCCAAACAGGTCCCCTCTCTGGCCTTCTACGGTGTGGCGGCGAGACCTCAGCACTTCCTGGCTTCCGCCTGGGACTTCATGAACAATCCTGTGAAGACCATGGAGAACATCTATCGGCTGGATCCTCAGATGAAGGAGCGTGGAATAGAGCGCGTCCTCGAGGAGGTCAAGGCTGCAGACCTGAAGAACTGGGAGAAGATCGTGGGCAAGGTGGGCATCATAGGCATGAGGGGCATAGTGGCCATGGACAAATGTGTCACCATGCTCGGCTGGAACGCGGTCTACAAGAAGGGACTGGCTCAGGGGCTCTCCGAGACCGATGCGGCCATGCAGGCCCAGAGGATAACCCTTCTGACACAGCCCGCCGCCAAGGCCAAGGACCTTCCACGGATGCTGGCCACCAACAACGAGTGGCTCAATATATATCTGGTCTTCACCAACCAGTTGAATCAAGTGTGGAATATGACCACCCACGATGTCTATGGATACGCCAAGAAGGCCGTCACCGGCAAGGGGGAGGGTGGAGAAATAAGCCATGCCCTCTCCTACACCGTGGCCCTTCTGACAGCGGGGATGATGATGGACTACATCAAGGACGGCAAGATGCCCAAGGACCGGAAGGAATGGCTCTACGCCATGACCGGACAGCCCCTGTCCTCCATACCTCTCTTCGGCAAGGTGGTCACGGGGAAGATAGAGGGCTTCAGATCCGGCTCCGATCCCATAGCCAAGCTGGTGGAGGGTGGCTTCAGGTCCATCGACGACATAGCCAAGGGCGAGGTGGACATGGACACTCTGGTGTCACTCTACCAGTCCCTTGCACTCATACACGGCCTTCCCTACACCGGGCCGAAACGAGGGCTCGATGTGGCGAGGCTGGATGAAAAGGAAATAGGCAGTGTCATAGAGACCCTGCTCGGATGGAACTACGCCAACAAGGGCCGGAGCAATAAAAAGGGTAAGTACACCCTCGGCTCGGTCAAACTTTAAGAGGAGGTATCGGCCATGAGCGCACCGGAGATTTTCAATGGATTCAGGAGTCAGTGTCTTTTCGAGGATCAGGCCATAGCATACGTGAGCGGGGCAGACGGGGAGACGGTGGAGAGCCCGGTAATCGAGCTGTTCAACATGGAGAAGAACCCCGACGGGAAGATAAGCCTCATAGGGGCAATCGACCCCACGGGCAGTGCCACCAACGCCGCCAAGGTGGAGGGGTGGATCTCCATCGACGGGACCAACTGGGTCAAGGATGAGGACTTCATCTCGGACTGGAACTCCGTGAAGGGGACCGACGAGACCTACTACATGCAGGACCTCTCCTTCTCGAGGGCATTGTTCGCCAAGCTGAAGGTGGTCCCCCTGGCCGGATGTGCCGCAAAACTGAAGAACTGGTACATAGGGTTTTAGGCGTGAGGAAACTGATAGTTCTGGGAATCCTTACAGGGCTCCTTTTTTTATGTATTCCCTTCGCCGATGCTGAGGCCATCCGTGGCCCCGACTCGGACCTGGCCCTGCACTTCGCCGTGTCCGCAGCTATCTCCGAGTTCGACGTGGGGACGGCCATGTGGCTCGGTCTGGGCAAAGAGTGTTACGACTACTGCGACGGAGGGGAGTTCTCCCTGGAGGATCTGGCTGCTGATGCCGTGGGGATAGGCTGGGGATACGCCTTCAGCAAGGACTGGACGGGTACGCCACTGTGGGAAAGCGGAGACTGGTGGTGTTTCGTGGTCGGACAGGTCTTGCAATGGGGGAATATCAACTGGCAACAGGCTCACGGGTTCTACGAGATGAACGACCTCTACGGCGAACACCCGAGCAAACAGAAGGTTGGCTGGATAAAAGCCGGAGAGATCGCCCTTTCCTGGGTATTCTGCGAGAAGTACCCCGAGCATCGTAACGTTTACCTGAAAGCGTGCAACATCGTAGTCTACGGCCTCATGGTGTGGGATTCGCTCCACAACGGTGTGGCGGTCCAGTTTAGATGGTAGAGGAGGTGATGCCCAATGTCCAGACCACTGAGAAGGGTCTGCATAGACCCGGGCCATGGCGGTAAGGACCCAGGGGCGGTAGGCCCCACGGGACTCAAGGAGGCGGATGTGAACCTCATGGTGGGGAGACTGCTCTTCAGCAAGCTCCTGCTCAAGGGATACGAAACGTGTATGACCCGTTCCAACGACTTCTACGTTCCTCTTTCCAGACGGGTGCACATATCCAACAACATGGAGGTGGATGCCTTCATCTCCCTGCACTGCAATGCCGCGGAGAACCCGAAGGCCGAGGGGTTCGAGGTATGGACCTCTCCCGGTCAGACGAGGGGGGACCTGCTGGCGGAGTGCATAGTGGACAGGTGGAACGTCCACTTCCCCGATATGAGGATCCGCAAGGACGAATCGGACGGGGATTCGGACAAGGAGGGCAGGCTCTACGTGGTCCGCAAGACCAAGGCCCCGGCCTGTCTGGTGGAGATGGGGTTCATAAGCAACGAGAGGGAGGAAGAACTGCTCTCCTCGGTCAACAGGCAGGAGGAGATGGCACACTGCATCCTTCTGGGAGTGGAAGAATATTTCGAGCTTCCCGCCTAAAGAGGGTGTGGGAAGGGAAGGAGGAACCCAGTGCCTTACAAGAACTCAGCAATAACGGAATTTATATACCACCTTCCTCTTTTTATCATTACAGCTCTGGTCGCATCTCTGGGGGCAATAGTGTCATACCTCGCGAAAGCAACCTCCTCCTTTAGTTGGAGGAGGCTGGTGGTCAAATGGCTCATAGGCCTCTTCGTCGGTGGGATAGTAGGTCTCCTGCTCATGTGTACGGACATCCCCGTGGCCATGTCTGCCGCTATAGGAGGGCTGGCCGGGAGTAATGCGGAGGAGATCCTCATGATCCTTACGGAGAGGGTGAACCTTCTGGTGAAGAAACTACTATGACCTGGAAGGTATTCCGGTTCCGGGGAATGAAGGAGTTCAGTTCCGACGGCTGATCCTTCGTAAGCCAGGTATGTTTCGTGGTCGGATACCATCTTCCTCAATGGCTGAGGAAACTCTGACTGCAGCATGACTGGTGCTATTACCGGGGCGGTGATAGATACGACAGGATACTGGCGGACGTGAACCTGTTGATAGGGATAGCGAGGAAGGGGCATCCCCACCTGGGAGTCCTCTTCTTCATGGGAGTAAGATTCGGAGGAACTCCGTATCTTCCATTCAGTTGGAGATGGGGGTTCCATTACGGTTATCCGAGAGGATATAAGGAGGCAGGAAAGTGATGGCAGGTTTCAAGGAAACGATACTGGATATTCTCGAACACGGCAGTGAGGCTTTCGCGAAGCTGAAGGCCATAGACAAGTGGAGCATGGATTCGGTCTGGGAGAACCTCGGCCTCATCATCGAAGCGGTGGAGGACGGGTTCCAGGCCATAGCCTCTCTGAAGGAGAAACTGGGAGATCTCGTGAACGACGAGGAAGCCCAGAACGAGCTTGCCGATCTTCTCGACGATGCTATCAAGCTCAACGCCATGCTGGAGGCGGTGGACGGCATGATCTTCAAGGTCATCATCAAGGCCGTATGCACCGCCATTGCCCCCTACGTGAAGGAGGAGGCTTGAATCATGGCTGCCAAGAAGGCGACCAACAGGCCTGTGGGGAGCATCCAGGACCTCGACATCGACAGCGACGGGTTCCTTCACTTCAAGGAGGGGTGCTACGAGCAGGCCCCTGAATGGAAGTGGACCATGGTGGGTCTCCTGAACGAGATCCGCAGACTGGAGAAGGCAGGCAAGATAGAATAACTTACATCTTTACATAGACCGACGATCACGGGCCATTCCTGCAATGACAGGGGTGGCCCTTTTTTTTGTCTCCCGATAATGAGCCTCAATACCCATAAGAAAATGGGTCTTAGTACCCATACGGGCTTCCCGAAAGAGGTCTACTATATTCCGTGAGTGGTAAGCGAATGTGTTAGCGCAGGCAGGAGAGATGCAGGAGACATTTTCTTGAGACCTATGGTCATAAGGGGATACAACATCTCCGCATCTCCCTGCAAAGGAGGCGAGGGATATTACGGACAAGGCATACGTGGGTAAAGTAGGTGGCGAGAACGTGGCCGATGAGATCCTGGCGGAGGAGTTCGAGAACCTGCCAGGGTCACACAAGAGAGTCCTCTACTGGATGGTTAACATTCCCAATCCTAATGACAGGAGGGCTATCGCCGAGAAGGTGAACACAGAACTCCATCCCGTGCAGCAGAGGTTGTGCGAGGTCAAGAGGCGTATACAGGTCTACTTCGATTACCAGATAGGCTACGGGACGATACAGCTACTGGTGCTGGGGCTGGAGCGGAACGGACTCATAGACCTGGAGAGTTGGAAGGATGCGGGCTATACCCATCCGCCGCAGAAGAGATACCAGAAGAACAACAGGATGGTTGCCCGCAAGAAGAGGTGGCACGAGGCTAAGGCATTGAGGGAACAGGAGGTGGCAGATGATGAGTCGGATGAGTGACAGTTACCTCTCTGAGGTGGACGAGAATAACTGGTGTAGGGACTGTCCGGCCGTCACCGTGATTAAAGGGAGAAGCGAGTGTGCTGGTGAGCCCCCCCTAGAGCCGGACGAGTTCGACTGCCCCTGTTCCTTCGATGTATCCGATCCGAAGTGTGTGAGGCGTAGGGATATGGAACGGCTCTGTGAGGTACTGGAAGAGGCAGATGCCATAGTCGAGGGGAGGGGATAACATGGCAACTCCATTGGGAAGGGAGATTGACAGGTTGAGGTGGGAGCATGAGGCTCAGTTGAACGAGGAGGTCAGACTCCACGACAGGATAAAGAAGCTGGAAGAGGAACTGGACATTCACAAGGTGGCTAACAGGGAGATGGTGGCCACCCTCGGCAAGACCATCGAGGAGAACGACCGGTTGAAGCAGGGGCTCTCGGAGATAGAACAGGAAACAAGGGGTATACGTTCTACGATGGCTAGAAGCTGTCATGCCATTGCCGAACACGCGCTGTCAATGCCGGAGGACGAAGATTGAACCGCACCGAGTGGCTCGAACTCAGAAGAACCTGCATAACCGCAACGGACATAGCCAAGGTCTGCAGAATGAGTCGCTTCGGCTCTCCCATAGACGTGTGGCTCGACAAGATGGGAAAGACCGAGGCCAAAGATCCCGACGGAAGGATGCTCTGCGGGCTCCTTCTGGAGGACGGCATAGCGAAACTGTATGAACATGATACCAAGCTGAAGCTGTCGCCTCGAACCGGATACGACATGTTCACCCGTCACCCGAATTTCCACTGGATAGGATGCACTCCCGATGGACTGGTGGAAGGGGAGAGCAGGGGAGTGGACTTCAAGAACCTGGACAAGAGCATGAAGCACAAGTTCGGCATGGACTACTCCGACGACATCCCCAGGGACTATCTTCTCCAGAACCATTGGTCAATGCTCGTCACGGGCAGGGAGAGGTGGGACACCTACGTCCTCTTCGGTGGTAACGAGCCTCACTGCTACAGCGTATTCAAGAACCCCGAGACCGAGAAGGCCCTTCTGAAGGTGGCCACGGACTTCTGGTTCAACCGTGTTATGAAGGAGATCGCTCCGGAGGTTGACGACTCCGAGCAGTACGAGGCCTATCTGAGGAATCTCTATCCCGAGGTGGAAAGGGACATGCTCGATGTGAACGATGAGTATGAGACGGTGGCTCTCATCCTGGAATACTTCGATGCCAAGGATGCCGTGAAGGATGCGGAGGCCAAGCTACAGTTCGTGCGTAACAGGATAATCGACAGCATAGGTGTCCACGAGGGTATCTACTGCGAAGAGGGCGTAGCGACCTGGAGGAAGAACAAGAACGGTTCCAGGGTGTTCCGGTGCAATCGGAAGGGATAGAGGGGAGGTGAGTGGTTTGGAAAAGGCTATTATAGAAGCCCTCATACGGTTCAGGCAGTCACTCGAAGAACAGGGCATTAGAGAGGACAAGATATCAGAGGTAGGCATAATTTTGCCACGGCAGTCCTTGATGTTCATAAAGGCCTCGTACCTGCACCACGGGGAGTTCAGGGAGATTGTATCATGCGACCCCTGTATGCCGGAGAAGCCTATGAAGATCGTAGGGTTTGATGTGTACGAGGGGAGTCAAGATGACCCAGTAGTTCCGTGGAGTGCGGTAAGGGGTATTATCAACCGGGCCATGAAGAACATCGAGGAGTACAAGAGGAAGGGGTGAGTGGATGAAGAGGATCTAATTCTTATCTGGTTTTACGGTGGGTACGAACGACTATATAACTGTTGGGAATTTCGTTGTTAAAACTTTTGCAAAAACAGGTCATACCCTTTTTTCATGGATTGTAACGAGAACTGGCACTTTACAGTACGAAAGGGAGAAGGTGATTATTTTGAGCGAAGAACAGCTCACCATCGAAGGTGTTAGGAGTGACAAGCTGGATTACTTTGAAAGGCTCACGACCGAGGTGGAGGATGCCCTCTACGAAGCGAAGGAGGACAAGAAGTCTGCCGACAATAGGCTCAAGATGATGGAGAGGGTGAACACCTACCTCAACATCCAGAAGATAGTGGAACAGGGCAGGCTGGCCAGTGCGGACGATCCTTCCTTCACTTACGGAGTGTTCGACACCCTCAACGGTCCCCGAGTGGCCAAGGCCTTCGACCTCAGCCCCTACTCCGATTACATCTATGCCCTGTTCAAGGGTGGAGTGGATGTTACGGGTGACAGTACCGTATGGGGAGAAGTGGGGAGAGAGGCAGTCGTGGCAGGAGGACAGGAAGAGGTGGCTGAGGATCTTGAGGAATGTGAAGAGGTTCAGGAGGAAGAACCCGTTACCGAGGAAGAACTGGACAAGGTGGAAGATGAAGTGGCCTCTGAGTTCCCGGATCTTCCAGACCTTGAGGAGGTGGAAGCATAATGCCTGACAAAGAAAAGATACTGAACGGAGAGAACCTTCCCGCTCTCTCGCAGAGTGGCAACAGCTCCGCCCTGGTGGCTGCCGAGTCCGCCAAGGCGAGGGTGCAGGCTGCATATCAGATAGCCATGTACTCCCCGAGGGACGAGGATGTGGCGAGACAGAAGATCCTCGATGCCTGCAAGAGGCCCCGCTTCGCAGATGCGGCCATATACGCCAAGCCTGTGGGAGGAACGAAGATAGAGGGGCCGTCCATCCGTTTCGCAGAGGAGGCTCTGAGGCTCTGGAAGAACATCTTCACCGACACCAACGTTATCTATGAGGACGATATGGTCCGCAGGATGAAGATAGTCATAGTAGATCTCGAGAGTAACGTTACCTACGGAAAGGAAATATCCATTCCGAAGACGGTGGAAAGGAAGAGCGGTGCTGGCAGGGAGATCCTCGGAAGTCGCAAGAACACCAAGGGGGAGAAGGTCTACATCGTGAAGTCCACCGCAGACGAGATGCACAATACCCAGGAGTCCCTCATATCCAAGGTGGTAAGGAACGAGGGGTTGAGGCATATCCCGGCTGACATCCTGGAAGAGGCTCTGGATAAGTGCAAGGAGACATCCCGTAAGAGAGATGCAGAAGATCCCATGTCCTCCATCAAGGCAGTACAGGACATCTTCTACAACAAGCTCGGCATAGATGCCCACCAGCTCGACGAGTATGTGACTCTGAGGTTCGACACCAAGCTGGCATCCCTCGCAGGTGCTACCGAGACGGCCAGGGCGGTGGAGATACTCAAGGACGTAAGAGGTGTCTATACCGCACTCCTTTCCGGTGATGCCAAGTGGTCCGACTATGTCCCGAAGGAGAACAAGGCCGAGGCGGACAAGACCGCAGAGGTAACCAGCGAGATAGAGGAGAAGCTCGGCAAGGGATGCAAGAAATGAAGATACTCAAGTTCCGCGGTGAAAACGTAAAGCGGTTGAAGTTCGTGGAGATAGAACCCGGTGAAGGTGCTGTCGTCCTCAAGGGGAAGAACGAGCAGGGCAAGAGTTCCGTTCTCGATGCCATCTGGTACGCCCTCGGTGGCACTACCCAGATAAAGGGACAGCCTCTTCGTGAAGGCGAGGAGAAGGGGTACTCCGAGGTGGATCTCGGGAGCTTCGTGGTCAGGAGGACATTCACTCCGAACGGAACCAACCTTAGTGTGAAGGATCAGTATGGTGCGAAGCCTTCGTCCCCTCAGCAGCTGCTCGACTCCCTCATGGGCAAGCTGAGTGATCCCCATGCCCTCGCCAGGATGAAACCTGCCGATCAGAGGGCCGTGTTCATCGACCTGCTCGGTGTGGGAGATAAACTGGCAAAGGTGGATCAGCAGATAGCGGAGGTCACCGAGGAGAGGAAGATGGTCAACAAGTCCATCTCCAACGCCAAGGGTGAGTATAACTCCCTTCCCGAACCGGAAGGTGAAGTGCCGTCAGAATTGGTCAGTGTCTCCGACCTCATGGAGGAATTGAGCCAGGCTGAGGCTTGTCAAAGAGAGAATACCTATTTCAGACAGGAGATGGCAAACCTCGCAGCAGAACTCGACCGCAAGAAAGAAGAGGCCGAGGATATGAAGAGAGCATACGAGCAGATGGTACGCGATTACAAGACGGGGACAGCCGAACTCAAAAGGCTCACGGAGCAGGAGAAACAGTTTATAGACCCCGACATTGAATCCCTTCGTGCCCGTATAGCCAGTGCGGACTCCATCAATGAGAAGGTCAGACAGGCGGAGGCACGAAATAAAGCCCTTGAAGCCCTCAACTCTGCAAAAGAGACCTATTCTATCCTCGGAGAGAAGAAGGCCTCTCTGGAGGCGGAAAAAGTGGCAATTCTGAGCAATGCCAAGATGCCTATAGAGGGACTCGGCATCGATGCGGACGGCATAACCTTCAACGGACTTCCCATAGATAACGCCTCCGATGCCCAGAGGACACTCATCTACGCCTCTATCGCCATGGCCATGAACCCGGAGATAAAGATCCTCAAGATATCCGACGGATCTCTTCTCGACGATGAGCACATGGACAGGCTCGTCCAGATGGCCAACGAGAAGGGCTTCCAGCTTTGGATAGAGGCTGTTTCCGACTCTCCAGAAGGAGCATCTGTCTACATCGAGGACGGGCAAGTCCTGAACTCTGAAGAACCTGAAGATAACTGCCCAGCAGGGGAGAGGTAATTCTCTCCCCCCTTTCTAAGGAGCAATGATGATGGATTATAAAGACACTATTTTAACCGGTGATGTTATTGACATGCTCAAGACGCTGCCCGATTGCTCAGTCAATACCTGTGTCACTTCCCCCCCTTACTGGGGATTACGTGATTATGGTGTTTGTGGACAGATAGGACTTGAGCATACACCGGAAGAATACACAGCGAAAATGGTACAGGTATTCAGAGAGGTCAAGCGGGTACTCAAGGACGATGGTACTTTGTGGCTGAATTTGGGGGATAGTTATAACGGAGCGGGGAACAATAAACCACACACCGGGAATCAATGCGATAGGTCGGGACAGCAATATCATGACATCAAACAATGTTTCAATAAGTTCCTAGTACATTATCTCAAACCCAAAGACCTTATCGGTATCCCATGGCGTGTCGCCTTTGCGCTTCAACAGGATGGTTGGTATCTCCGCTCAGACATCATCTGGCACAAGCCTAACCCCATGCCCGAAAGCGTTAAAGACAGGCCGACAAAGAGTCATGAGTATATCTTTCTCATGAGTAAGAGTCAGAAATATTATTACGATGCGGAGGGGATAAAGGAAGATACTTGTAATGGTGACCCCAAACAACCAAGGGGCAGTAAGGGAGTAACTACACATGTTAATGGCGGGTTGAGAAAACAAGATGCTATTGGGAAACGGCAATATGTCGGTTTCAATGATCGATACCAACCACTCGACACTCGTAACAAGCGCACAGTATGGACAGTTCCGACAATGCCATTCAAAGAGGCTCACTTTGCCACGTTCCCACCGGACCTGATTAAGCCCTGCATTATCGCTGGTTGTCCGCAGGATGGAATAGTTTTAGATCCTTTCATGGGTAGCGGAACTACAGCAGTTGTGGCTAAACAGTTATTCAGACATTACATAGGCGTTGAACTGAACCCCGAATACATCGAGATAGCAAAAAAGAGGATAAGGGCATCTGTCGATGACACTCTGTATCTATTCAGATAGCAAGAGGAGCAATGACGAATGAATCGTAAACCATGGTTCAGATTATATTCCAGAGATCTTATGGGCGACATTTGGCTGAGGACTCAGAAGCCCCTCTACAAATGGGCATGGATATGTATTCTCTGCATAGCGAACGAGTCTCCCGTGAGGGGTTATTTATTGAAGCCCGACGGCTCTCCAATCGATGAAAAGTTTATTAAAGATGCCATGGGTCTGAACACCAGACAGTGCAAAAGTGTAATGGCCTGGATGGACGAAAAATGCAAAATGCTTGCAAAATGCATGCAAATTGCATGTAAATTGCATGTAAATTGCACAAATGAAGAATGCTATTTTGTAAAGAACTGGGACAGGTATCAGAGGGCTTCGGACTCGTCAGCGGAACGGACTAGACGGTACAGAGAAAAGTTAAAGCGCGAAAGTTGTAACGTCACTTCAGAAATTCAAGTGACGGACACAGAGTCAGAGTCAGATATACATAAAGTAATTAATAATACTAATACCGCATGTAACGTCACTTCAAATGAACTGCCAAATGCCACGGAGGAGGAGAAATATATCCTCTCCCGGGTAAGAAAGACTCTGGAGGAAAGCAAACTGTTGAGCCTCTTCGACTACGTGAAGTCTTTGGAGTATCTCCGCAAGCTCTCCCTGGACTATCCGGAGATGAACCTCCGGGAGATCATCGGGGAAAACTGGAGCGAATGGGCGAGGGGCAAGCTGAAGAAGAAATCGGTAATACATTCTCAATGGCGGAATTTCGTCAAAAAGGACTTTGAACGCGGAAGGAACATCAAGACAAACAACCTTACGTTCTTCTCAAACATTAGCGAAGAGGACGGTGAACAGGATGAAGTGGCTAGGCTCAAAGAATACCGAAGGAAACAGCGTGAAGCAGCAGCACGGAGATGAACCCGACCAGATACCCGACTTTCTTCTCGGGGTTATGGAGACCCTCAAGCTGAGGCAGGAGGCGGTGAAGAAAATAAGATCCTGCCCTGGAGTGAGACACTGTGACAAGGGGATAATCCCCGTCCAGGTGGGTGCGGTACAGGAAAGGCTTCGGTGCCCTCTCCTGTCCGTGGAGTGCGACTGGGGGCGGAAACTGGTGGTGAGACTGAACCACGAGCTGAAGGATACCCTCACCAAGGCCGGAGTGCCTGCCCTGCACATGGACAGGATCCTCGACGACACGTACCACCGCAACGCCAACCTCCGCAGGATAGACAAGTGGAAAGGGCGGGGCATAATGACCCTCACCGGAGGGGTAGGAGTGGGCAAGAGCTTCGGAGCTGCCCTGGCGGCATGGAACTGGGCATGGCACAAGTTCGAGTCCCTCTGGAAGGACAGGACCGGATGGCTGGGGCAGTTGAACTACGTCAAGAGGTCGGTGGAATGGTGCTATTCAACGGATCTCGTCTCGAATAAGGAATACTTTAACCGGGTCAGAGGATGCCATTTTATGATAGTGGATGACCTCGGCATGGAGCATAACTCCGACTGGTCGCGGAGTGTGATAAACGACCTCATAAACCAGAGATACCACAGTCAGAGGGCGACGGTGATAACCACCAACCTCGGGCTGGTTGAGATAGAGCAGAGGTACACTCCCCGTGTCTCCGACAGGATCATGGAGGGTGGGACGGTAGTAGCCTTCACGGGCGAAAGCATGAGGGAGGGGGAATGATGATCGAAGTTACTTTTAAAAATACAGTAACAGGGGCAACAGCTAGAGGGCAACTCGATACAAGCGTTGAAACAGAACTTGTGAACTTTTTGAATGGTATAGGTGGATTAACCATAGGTGGCATATACCCTATTGAAATTTTCATGGCTGATGTTGGGACTAGCAACGAGTTGGGAGGTGGCGAGGGTGAGTAAGAAATTTCCAGAGCGGATACTCGTAGACTTTGGCAATGCCGATGAAGAAGGGTTCCCGAAAATTTCCGAGGCGATAGCGTTTAAGATGCCCTGTGACGAGATAGAGGAAGCCTTGTCGAATGATGAAGCCTGCAAATATGTTCGAGAAGATATTGTTGACCAGCTCCAAGCCGAGCGGGACAGGTATAAGCTGGCGTTGGAGAAGATACTAGAATACTCTGATGAACAGGATACCAGAGAAATGGCATGGAAAGCACTCCGAGGTGACGGGGAGTGATTATTAAGCATCCATTGGCACCTGAAAAATGTTGTGGTTGTGGTACTTATAAATGTCAAGTTCCGATGCCCATTAACGGCCGAATTCAAGGTATTGATATTTGCATAGCAGATATTGTGGCAGCATTAAACGCAGCGAATATTACAACTGTAGCATCCTGTTGTGGGCACGGGTGGAGAAATGGAATTATCTCGTTAGAAGATGGACGAGAATTGGTAGTGAAATTGGGAGGTGACGGGGATGTGTCTTGACGAAGAATGGGCCGTTGAAGCTGGGCAGGAAGCATACCAAGATGGGCTGGATCAAGCGGAACAAAGAATAAGAGAACTGGAAGCCGAGCGGGACAGGTATCGCACAATGCTCGAAAGACTGGATAAATATTTCAACAGTGACCGATGGCACTTGTGGCACTTGGAGGCAAACGCACAGGTTGACTTGGTGCAGATGACCAGAGAGATAAAAGACGCACTCCGAGGCTCCGACGATGATTAAACTACTCAAACGCCTGTTCAAACGGCGAGAGGAACCTCCCGGCGACGGGTTTCCGTTGTATGAGTTTTTGGACAGGGAGACGTATTTAAGACTGATGATGACCAAATTTTAAGGGGGAATGTGAGTAATGAGCAAGTACATCGCAGTAATGGTCGGGATAGTGTTAAATACGTC